GGTATCGTGGAAGGTATGAAGCGCCACCCAACGCTTCTTAGCCACTTCACTTATTTTTACTCTATTAATTGGGGTGAACAATTATAATTAGAGTAGAGGTGCACGCCATTTTTAACCCATACTCTATTCTGCCTCTTCATTATGTGTAAAGAGGTTTACTTACAAAAGTATGAGAGGTCTCATGGACTAACCTATAAGTACATTATATCATAAATTTATATCAGTGTCAACTATTTACTTTCTACTTTTTTAGGTTTTTCATCTACTACTGAAATACCTTTAGATGACTTTTTGTTTACTACTAGATGCCAGATAAAGAACCCAGCACCGATAATAATACCAAGCCAAGCCCAGATTAACAGGTCAGCATAAATTCCTACATCCATCAAAGCAATAGCTCCTACTAATACTAAAATTACCATGTTAATTGAATCAGCAGTTAGCTTCTTAGATTTCTTTGAAGAAAGATATACAATACCTGTAATTAGGTATGCTGATGCTACAAAGATTCCCATTGAGCCTGATGCTGAACCGTTTTCTTCTACAGCATTAACAAACCCTGCTGCCATAGATTGAAATATGATAAATGCTGACAATACAATTTCCATAATTCCTGCTACTAATTTAGTTGTTTTAATAATTAATTTTCCCCTTTTTATCTTCGTCTTCGTCTTCTTCATCAAAAGTACTATTACCAAAATCAGTATTAACATTATTCTTATTAATGGCTACAATGGAACCCAACAAGGTCTTAGTATCTACATTATCTAATTCAATCATTGAATTATTAGGTATATCATAGTGTTTCAAAAATGCTGTAGATATTCCCTTATCAGTAAACACTTTTAAGTGATTCAATGATTCTAGTAAGTCAGTACGAGGTTTAGGAATACTATTCTTATTCTTCTTTAATCCCACAGAAATTAAATCATACACCATTTCAAAAAATTGTTCTACATACTGGGGAATTAAGTTTTCGGAACTTACTGTAGCTGTCATTCTAAAGCCATTAAACTCAGTTTCACCATAATTAATTTCTCCTTGGTGTTTATCAGTACCTAACTTAAATGACCGAATTAATCTATTATACTGGGTTTCAGTTACCAAGGTTCTTTGAATAATTAACATACCTTTATTATTAGGTTCCAGGTCAATGGTTATAGTAAAAATAGGTTCTAGAGTAAAATTAGTTTCAATCTTTGGCATCTGAATCACTACCTAGTACACTATCCAATAATGTAGTCCAAGTTTTTACTTCATCTGTTTTGCTAAATTTCTCTACTGCTTTACCAACATGACCTAAAATTTCCTTCATTTTAGCAATGTCGTCTTCACTTGCTTCTGCCACAGTTTCTTTATATTCATGCTTCTCAGGTTCACGGGTAGTATGAATGTTATCATAATCACGAGATAAGGATACACTAACATCTCCAAAATTAGTATCAATATCCAAGTCTTCTGGTTCGATACCATATAAATCTAAAAAGTCTTCAATAAGCTTTTCTAACATATATCCAACAGCTTCTGTTCGTTCTTCTTCATCTAAATCAGAATCATCAAAACCTAAGCGGTCAGCATATCTAGACAAGTACCAAGCTCCCTTAGATAAGTCCTCTGCTGTTTTACCCTTATAAGGAGCCCGCATGATATACTTCAGAGTATTACCTACACAGTCAGAACCAAACGGGTCAAGATTAAGTGAATTAAGGACACCTTCAATAATGTCGATAGTTTCATAATTTTGTGGGTCTTTCCCGTTATGAGATAAAGTAATGTGCTGATAATGAGATGGTGAATTTACATGTTCTGCATCCCCACTAGAAACACGGTTTTTATCTTCATTTTCAAATTCACTAATTCTTTTATCTAACTCTTTCTCATATTGAGGGTTATTAGTAGCTTTTACTACTTGATTATGAATATCTTCTGCGGTTTCCTCATCTACAGACAGGTCTTCATCTTCAAAATCACTGTCTTTATAAGACTTAGTGAAAGTGGATAATAAAGCGTTAAACATCTGTTTTGTATCTACTTCATCGCTAACTAATTGCATAGTTACCTTATCTCCATAATAAGTAATATTGCCCTTATGTGGTGACATAAGTACACGTGATTCACGTGATTCAAGATATCCACCGTTAGTAATCATGTCTGTGTGATTCAAGAGGGTATTAATATCATTTGAACTTAAACCATTAACAATTAAATTCTTAATTAAAATATTAACAAACATAGCTTCTTGTGCTTGTTCTGAAGGTAAATCAACCATAACACCACCATTAATTACCTTAACTTTATTTGCTTCTACTCGCATTATTTATCCTGCTACAATAAACTTATAAAATACTACTAGTATAAGTTTAAATTCCTGCTTCTTCCTGTCCCCGTTCTACTATTAGTTTAGTAATAGCTACTTAGGTTTGTATAACAGTCCACAAGCGTAAATTCCTGTCTAGCCAACAGTACATATTCAAGTAACAGTTTAATAAGCTAACTTGAATTTTGGAGTAATACAGATATTCTCACTAGCATTAATATCTCTGTCTAGTGTAGAACCACAATTAGGACAAGTCCACTTTCTTACTCTAAGGAATTTTTGCCCCATATTCCTAAACTCTTCATTGTAGAATCCACATTGAGAACATGTCTTAGAGCTAGGATAAAACCTATCTACCAAATGTACTGGTATTTCAAACCATTGACATTTATTAACTAGTCTAATCCTAAATCTGTAAAACTTCTGCTGTTGTACTTGTTTAGCTAAATGGTGATTTTTAATCATTCCACTAACGTTTAAATCCTCCATTGCTATATACTGTGGCTTGGTTCTCACCACATTAGCAATAATTTTATTCTGATAATCATTTAAAATATTAGTGATTCTTCCATTTAGTTTAAGAATTTTATCTTGTGTATCTGACAAGTTGAAATCAGTAGTAGCTCTCCTTTCATAGTTGTTTTCTTTCAGTCTTTGTTTATAGTCCTGATACTGACGGGACTCTTTTCTTTGTAATCTTCTTAACCTTTTCCTAAGCCTTTTTAATCTAGTGGACTTGTTAAGATTCTTATAGACTGTACCATTATTTAGTATGGCAAAATCTTTAATACCTAAATCTATGCCAATAGCTTCTCCAGTAAGATTAAGTTTAGTCAAATCTGGTTGTTCTACTAAAGCAGTTAAGTAGTATCTACCTGCTCTCTCTTTAATTCTTCCAGAAACAATTCTATAGTCATCACCTACTGGAACGTATCCTTTTTCTTTATACCTAACAAAACCAATCCTAGGTAGTTTTATTTGATACTCATTATACTTAACTGGTTGAGACTTACTATTGGCACAGAAGTAGTAGGAACCCTGATGTTTCTTAAAGCTTCTAAACCTAGGTTTTCCTCTTTTATGCTTAAAGAAAGCTTTCATATTAGTATCGGCATCTATCATTGCTTGCTTAGTATGCTTAGAATAATATTCTTTTATCCATAAGTCATTAGGGTTATCTTTTAGATAGTGATTATTAAACCACTTAGAAAAAGTATATGCACTCATGTATGACTTTGAATCATGGTTTTCCTTATAATTAGTATTATTTATTTCAAGAAACTTATTATAAACCCAACGACTAACACCAATATAAGAATTAATCTGTTGCTTTTGAGCCTTATTTAGTTTTAACTCAACTTTATAGGTTATTTGCATTTAAAATCATCCCCAACCTGTATAAGATTGGATTGATACTTCTTACAAAAATGCTCAAACCATTTAAAGCCAAAATTAATAAATGTATCATTACATGAAACATAGATATTCTTCACTTTATACTTTATAACTAAGTCAAGTAACCTATTCCATTGCTTAGAGTCATATCCACTATCAACCAGACAATTACTAATCATATCCCCTTTAGCATTTGTATATTGCTTAAGAAGCTCAATTTGAGTACCTACCTCATATTTATCAATCATAGTGGGTATTCTAGCATAAATATATGACTTTCTCTGGTTTGCACTAGAAATACCCATATACTCATTATAATCATCCTCGGTATAAAAACGATGATTACCCTTGGTTCTTTTAGCAACTAGCTTACCAGTGTTATCCCAGTTACGGAGAGTTTGCTCTGATACACCAATTCTATTTGAAAATTCTGCTGGTTTCATTTTATCACCTCATATATAATATAACAACATTATATAACATTTTACAGAATTTGTCAAATTTTTATA